TTCTTACGTTATCACCTGACGCATATTGATAATCAACTAAATTACCATTACTCCAAGCTTGTACAACTGTGTTATCTGTTACCGCAGTCCACTTACCTTTTGAGTAGTCAAACAATCCTGGAGGATCCAATTGTCCTTCAGCACCTTCATAAAATAAATCATAAAGATTTTTCTTAAATGCGTTTGAGTTACCTAAATAATTATTAGCTGGTGTTTGTTCTGTTGCATCTCTGTAACCCTGAATACGTGGTACGAAGTAGAACAATTTACCGATAGGTAAGTTCATTGCTTGTACAGATACGATATCGTTAGCCAACAATTTAGAGAAAACTCTTCTTACGATAGGGAAAACAACCGTTTCAAAAGCTCCGTTTGAACCTTCTGAAGTTGCTTCGTTAATCAAGAAAGAAGCTTGGTTTTCATATAACTGTGCTACGTTTTCTTTTAGATGTCCTTTAAGTCCATCAAGGAACCCTAATTTGTCCCATTTGTTAATTGTGTCTTCTTTGATAACCTTAAGGTGCTTAAGCCCAATGTTACCAACAAGACCTGATTCTAATAATGCTCCCATTTTTTTATTTTTTTTAGGCTTTATTTAATTTATGTATATTATAAATATACGGTTTGTTTAAAAAGTTTATTTTATCTTTGTCATTAAGTCCTTCATTCTCAAGAACTGAGGATTTTCATACGTTTTAGATTCAATAAGATTTGTTGCGGATCCACTTGATGGAGTTTTAACAACAGTTCTTTCAAATGATTCTGTAATCGTATTTTCGGATCCTTTTGATGATGACAATTCATCTTTAATTGATCTGTAGAGATTCTTTGATTCTTTAATAGTTTCAACATTGTCAAATCTTCTTAAGATATTAATCTTTTCTTGTTTTGTTGTTGAATGTTCAGTAAACAATCTTGTTGCGTATGCAAGATTTGAATTAAATACCGCTACTTCATTTAACTTTGTTCTGAAAAGATTTAATGCTTTTCTATATTCTTCATTTTTTTCTCTAAGTAAATGTAACTCTTCAGTTTTTGATTCAACTCTTAAATGACGTGGTGCGGCTTTTGGTTTGTCCAAACCATTTCTACCCCATCTTTTACCATTACCTAATGTTCTTGAAGCTTCTTTAGTTTCGGCTTTCTTAACCATAGGTTTTTTAGTTTTTTTCTTCTCAACTCCTGAATTGTTAACCTCTTCTTTATATTCAAATTTAGCTTTACCCATACCAACACCTCTAGTTCCTTGTTTCATTTTTGTCTTGAAACCTTCGCCTTGATTTGGTTTTTTGTCGTATTTGAATTTTGAAGCGTTGCCCATACCAACTCCTTTAGCTTTGAATTTGGAAGATTCCATAACATATTCATCTTCTTCCTCTTCTTCCTCTTCGTCATAATCTTCTTCGTAATCTTCTTCATCGTTCATACCAAGTTTATCTAACATTTCAGAGTCCAATTCCAATTCGTAAATTACTCCTTCAGAGTACTCGTCCTCTTCTTCCTCTTCTTCGTCAAACATTTCAAACAATTCATCTTCTTCTTCAAAGTCCATATCCTCATCATCCATGCTTTCAAAGTCCATATCCTCATCATTCATGCTTTCAAAGTCCATATCCTCTTCTTCGTCGTACATTTCTTCAAGTTCTTGTTCTTCGTCTGACTCGCCAAGTTGGATTATGTACTCAACGTCTTCATTATCATCTGATAAATGTAACATTTCGTCATCCTTTTTTACTATGATTCCATCTTCATCACCCATAGCTTTAAACACACGAAGAATTTCTTCGTCTGAAGCACCAGTTAAATCAATGGTATCATCTTCAGTATCCATATCCATAGGCATTTCCATTTCATCCTCCAAACCTTCTTCATCAGATTCTTCGTCTTCCATATCCATGTCCATATCCATATCAACTTCTTCATTATCAGCATCGGTATCAACCTCAGCATCTAAGTCAATCTCATCCTCTTCTTCTTGTTCGTTGAGAGATTCTTTTACTAATGAACTGATTTCCTCCTTCATTGTTGAAGCAAGTATTCCTTTTGCATTTTCATTAAGAGATTCCTCCAAATTCTTGATTTGGATAAACGCCTCTTCTACTAATGATTCTTTTTTAGCCATTATTTTTAAATAGATTTACAAATAAATACTTGATAATCTCAAAAAATTTCTTTTGGCATAGTTTTTAGGATAAAAAAAATAAAATAAGAACAAAAAAAAAGGATGAACATTTGTCCATCCTTAATAAATTTTTAAAAATTTAGTTATTCAATAACCTCATCAATTTTACTTTCGGTGATTGATGTGATTCTCCAATCCATCGTATAATGTTCATACACCTTTGTTACCTTTGCTTCAACATCGGTTGGTGTATATCCCAAAACCAATTTTTCTTCTTTTACTTTTTTTACTTTACCTGATTCAGTATCCAACAAATCAGACGTGATTTTTGCCACAAAATATTTTTCTCCTTGTTCCATAATTTTTTATTTACCCAAATAATCGGATAAACGTTTCATTAAGTCAAGTGATTTGTTTCCTGTTTCGCCAATATTTCTTTCTATTGCCATTTTTTTGTCTTCCTCTAAATTTTCATCAAATTTCATTCTGTCGTTTTTGTCAAGGAAAAGATATGCACCAGGTGTAGATGGGGAAGATACCAAGTCAAAACAAATCAATTCAAAATCGTCTTGGACTTCATTTTGTTCTCCAACCTTTTTTAAAGAACCAACACCGCGAGAAGATATACCAAGAGTAACACCTTGTCTTAAATAGTTAGCTGCTAAATCTCCTTTTGTTGAGCAGATTCCACTTTCGTGAAATCCTGGGCTTGTAAGTAATTTTAACTTTCCTAATAAAACAGGACCATCCCACCATACTTCAGTTATAATATGAGATACTCTATCTAAATCAATAAGAGATGATTCGGGATGATTTAATTCTGATAACGCAGTCCCCTTATCTATCATCTTTTTATAATTTTCTGCCTCCCTCTTTAAAACTTTTTCAGGATATACCCTTCCGTTTCTATTTGGTGTATTGTATTTTTGAAGTACTGCATAAAACTCAAACGGTTTTGAGTAATCCAAAAAGTTTTTTGATTCCTTAATGATTTCTGAATTATACTTATCTTTTGGATCAATGTAACCAGCGTCGTACTCAACAAGAATTCCCCTACCTGTTTCATTTGGTCCTAATATTCTTTGTGCCATATTAAAAGTTTTCTATATAAATATTAAACTTTTTCTATTTTTACCTTTTCCTTTTTTATATTTCCATTTTTGGTTAGATAAAATTTGAAATATTCATTGTTTGTTAAAACATCTTCATAAATTCCCTTTATTATTTTTTTCAACTTTCTTTTAAGTAACAGACTTTTAAAGTCAATCTCATCAATCAAGTAGAGGTTTATTTCTAAATTCATAAATGATTTCTTTTTTGTTTGTAAACCACTTGTTCTTAAGTCCATATCAACTATAAATTTTTCATCAAATAACGATTTGTCAATATTATCGTAAACTGAATGTTTAATTGAACGACACATATTTTGGGTTATTCTTGTCCAAGATTCGTAGTCGTCTTTGGGTTCAACCCAAGTTTGGAAATTAAGGTAAAGTGATTTGAAGTTTTTGGAATCCACTGTTCCATAGATAACTTTGGATGTTCTAAAGCCACTTATTTTGGCTGTTTTCCCTTTTTTCATCTATCTTTTTCATTTTTCTTGTTTATTTTCAAAAAATATAGGTATCTTTGTGATATATATCAAATATAATAAACTAATAAACTAAATATTTGGAATGCTTATTGTTAACGTAAATAAAAACGGTGAAATTGAGAAAGCCCTTAAGGAATTAAAAAGTAAGGTTATTAAAACCAGACAGAATTCAATGTTAAATTCAAGAAAAGAATATAAGAAGAAATCTGTTGTAAGAAGACAAGAAAAAAATAAAGCTATCTATAAACAAAAGTATAATTCAAACGATTAAAGACTTTCGTTTAATTTTCTAAGTTTAAGGTATGAAATCTTATCAAAAGATTCTTCTCTAACTTTATTTATTGTTTCATTAATTTTTTCTGAAACTTCTCTATCTTGTTCACTTTCTTTAATTTTTTCTAACTTTCCTAAAACACTTCCTTTAATAGTATAAAAAGATTCTTTAAGAACTTCTTCATTTTCTGTTAACATATTTTTTAAGTCTTTTTTATCTGATTCAGATAAATCATTAAGATAAGACTCAATTGTTTTGTTAGCAACGTCAACCATTGTTTTAAGTGGGACTTTAGTTACTTCCTTATTAGAATTTGGTGTTTTAGATATTGTCTCAAGAATAACATTTTTACTTTGTATTTTTTCAACTAAATTTGTAACATTATCGGTAAAAAAGTTATCAATTTCTTTGTATTGGTTTTCACACTTAATGTGCCCAACCCACATTTGGATTTCCTTTAATTCTGATGGTTTTATTTTGTTAATTGTGTTTTCGTAAATAATTACACTTTGATTTACAAATTCATTAGCCAAAGATTCGTTTAATCCTTTATTTGAATTTAATTCATCATATAGATAATATAATTTACTCAAGTTTTTGTTTTTAACAATCAACTCATTAAATACGAAAACGTCTCTTTTTATTGCGTCATTTTTATATGACTCAATTAACATTTTTTCTATTTTTGATTTTAATAAACCGAATTTCATAATATTTTTTTATTTATAAATATTAGTCTTTTAACAATTTGCTCAATTCATCTTCCATTGAACCTAAAGAATTCCTTGCTTTGTCCAAATCAATATATGAATCTCCTGTTAATTCATCACTTTCTAAAAGAATTTTCATATTATCTCTTTTTTTATTTTCAGGTAATCCTTCAGGTCCTGGAGGTGGTGGGGATTCTTCTCCTCCTCCCATTGGTGGTTCCATACCTCCACCCATCGGTGGTGGTGCACCACCCTCAGCAGGTGCAGCACCTGCGGTTTGAGTAAAACCTGATTTAACTTTATATAATTTATCTACAACATCAAACATACCCGTATGAGTGATTACGGTTGGGGTGTTCGTCAACTCTGCCGCTACCGCTCTTTCTAACCTCATCTGTTGGACATCCAGTTTAATATCTTCATCAGAGAATCCAAAGATATGTTTCTTCGCCCAAGTTGCT